TGGGACAGAAACTCCAGGTACATACGGCTCACAAATTGACTACATCGAGCGAAATCTTTTGGAAGATAGATGACACAATCCAAAATAACCTGAACCTCGTTGAAAAGTTCTTCAAGAAATACGAGACCAAAGGTTCTCAGGAAATTAAGCTCAAAGATGGAGCGCGTTACCTAGTCCGAGCAAATAACTCAGCGGCTCGCGGTATCGCAGCACCCGACACGATTTACATGGACGAAGTTCGAGAGTACAAAGACGATGAAGTATGGAGTTCGCTCCGCTATACCCAAATGGCAACGCCTAATCCGCAGGCTTTAATCTTCTCCAATGCTGGAGACCAACACTCGATAATTCTCAACCGACTTAGAGAGCGCGGGCTCGCAGCTGCGGCTGGAGCCGATGACAGAATCGGTTGGTTCGAATGGTCGGCTGAACCTGGATGCAATATTCGAGATAAATCTGCCTGGGCGCAATCGAATCCATCGTTGGGGCACACGATCAGCCTGGAGAATCTCGAAACGGCTATGTCGGATGATGAAAGTATCGTTAGGACTGAATTACTTTGCCAATGGGTATCGGTAGTCAATCCAGCAATCAATCCATCGAACTGGGCGGCTTCAGCTGATAAGAATTTGAAGCTCGACAAAGAAGCTGAAACGTGGATGGCGATAGATTTATCTCCCGACAGAAAAGCGGGAGCGTTAATAGCAGCTCAACAGAATGGGGAGAAAATCCATGTCGCATTACTACACACCTGGACAAACGAAACAAACCTCGACTCAAAGCAAGTCGCGAATGACGTGGCTACATACGTTCGCAAATACCAAACGCAGACAGTGGCATATTCTCGGCAAACATCCGCGGCTGTTGCCGCTTTACTTTCGCCAGCAGGTATTCCTACTACGCCTATCGATGGCGCACTTTATGGTCAGGCTTGCGACGAAATGCTTTCCGCAGTCACTTCCCAACGGCTTATTCACCCCGACCAACTCGAATTCAACAAGCAAGTTCTCTCAGCCGTCAAACTTCCATTCAAAGATGGAGGATGGTATCTCGGACGAAAAGTATCCGCCGCTACGATCTGTGCCGCCGTTGGACTAGCGATGGTCTGCCACTTTGCGGCACGTCCTGAGTCGGAAGCCGATATTATCTTCGGCTAATGCGGTATAATTTCCCCAATGGGAATCTTCAATCTTAAGTCAAAGTCTGTAGAGACGTCAAATGCTCTTACAGTCGATGCGGCATATTCGACACCCTTCGAGGGCAGTCAATGGACGCTGGGTGGATTCATCGGAGCTACTCGCGGAGAAGCGATGGCAGTACCGACAATCGCACGCGCAAGAAATATAATTTGCTCAACGACGGCAAGTTTACCCATCGAGCAATACAACAAATTTACAGGGGCGCACATTGAGCCTACTCGCGTGTTTAATCAACCCGACTCACGCGTCCCTGGTTCTTATATTTACGCATACGTCGCGGAAGATTTACTCTTCAGAGGCGTATCTTACGGACAAGTCCTCGCGCAATATTCAGATTCTCGCGTATCAGACTGGACTCGTATTTCTCCTGATCGTGTTGTGACAAAATTAAACGCAGCGGGTACTGAAATCATCGGTTACACAGTCGATGGAATGCTCGTACCAAATGCAGGCGTCGGTTCTCTCATTGTGTTCTACGGATTAGATGAAGGATTACTCTCACGCGCTGGAAAGACTATTCGCGCAGCTGCGGCACTTGAAGCAGCGGCAGAAATGTACGCAAAAGAGCCAGTCCCACAAATGGCATTGAAATCTAACGGTACAAATCTTACATCCGAAAGAATTAAGTCACTTCTCGCAGCATGGAATTCAGCACGACGCACTCGATCAACGGCTTTCCTCAATGCTGATATTGATTTGCAAATTCTCGGTATTGACCCTGCAAAATTGCAATTAAACGAAGCTCGTCAATACGTTTCCCTAGAACTATGTCGCGCAATCGGACTCCCTGCCTATTTCGCTTCAGCTGAACAGACTTCGATGACTTATAGCAACGCGATTTCAGAACGTCGCGCTCTTATCGATTTTTCTATCCGCAATATCCTCGTCGCAATCGAGCAGAGACTTTCCATGCCTGATTTCGTCACAGCAGGCGTCGAAACGCGCTTCAGCCTAGACGATTTCCTTCGTGGAGACCCGCTACAGCGTGCGCAGGTATATCAGATTCTTAACACCATCGGAGCGATGAGCGTTGAGCAGATTCAAGAAGAAGAGGATCTAATTAAATGAAAATCCAAATGCCTATGACAGTCACAGCGACAAACGCAGAATCTCGCGTCATCGCTGGACGTATCGTTGCGTGGAACGCTGAAGGAAACACCTCAGCAGGTAAGACAATGTTCGAACCAGGTTCAATTGACATTCCTAAGAATGTGAAACTTCAACTTGAGCACAATAACCTCAAGCCTCTTGGGAAAATGATTTCAGCGACAGTCGATGAGACTGGCATCGTTGCAGAATTCAAGATTTCAAAGACAACAGCAGGAAACGACGCTCTCGTGGAAGCCGCTGACGGACTCCGTTCTGATTTCTCAGTCGGCGTCGAAGTAACTGCATGGGATAACAAAGACGGCGTTCTTGCAATCTCAGCATCAAAGCTCATGGAAGTTAGCCTCGTCACAGACGGAGCAATTCCAGGATCAGTAGTCGAGAAAGTAGCGGCTACAGAAACCCCAATTTCTGAATCTGAAAATGATTCAGAGAATCAAACTCAAACACAAGGAGACACAGTGTCAGACACTACCGAACAAGCTCCTGCCGTTGAATCGGTAGAGGCTGCAAAGGTTGAGGTCAAGGCGGCAACTGCGCCATACATCTCAACAACTGTACGTAACCCAATCAATACTCCAGGACTTTACTTGGAGCACTCAGTCCGCGCACAGCTCGGAGATGAGACTTCAAAGCTCTATGTCGCAGCGGCATCAGACACAACATCGACTGAAGTAGCTGGACTCGTTCCAACACCTCAACTCACAACAATTTGGGATCCAAAGTCCACAAATATCCGTCCTGCAATCGCAGCAGTTCGCAACGCAGTTCTTCCAGCAGCAGGACTTACTTTCCAGTTGCCACGCGTAAAAACACTTCCTACAGTGGCAGCAGCCGCTCAAGGTGCAGCATTCTCAGATACTCAAGTTGAAATTGAGTACATCACAGCGACAGTTTCTAAGTACGCTGGCATGCAGAAGTTCGATGTAGAAGTTCTTGATCGTACTTCTCCAGCGTTCTTCGATGAATTGGTTCGTCTCATGGGCAACCAGTACGCAGCGGCTACAGATGCAGCCATGTTCACAGCAATCGCAGCAGGAACACTCGATGGAACAGTAATCACACTTCCATTCGACGGAGATACATTCGCAGGATTCATTTCTCGCGGTGCAGCTTCAGTTTATGCAAACACAAAGCGTCACGCTACAGGAATCGTCTGCACACCTGATCAGTGGGCTAACATGATTAAACTCAACGATTCAAACAAGCGTCCACTATTCGACGTTGCAGGTAACGCGATGAATGGCGTTGGTTCAATCAACCCTGGTGGATTCGTTGGTTCAGTTATGGGACTTCCAGTCTACGTAACTCCAAACGCTTCAGGCGTTGCAGATGACTCAATCATCATTCTTAACGGAGACTCATTCGTATGGTACGAATCAGCAGCTCCACTTCAACTCCGTACTAACATCGTTGGTACAGGTAAGGTTGAAGTCGGTTACTACGGCTACGGCTCAGCAGTAACACTCACAGCAGCAGGCGCGTTCACACTTAACGTCTAAGCCGCTTAACTCAATCGTGAGGGGTGGGTGCTCCCGCCCGCCTCTCACCTAGTAGAAGGATGAAGAGATGCCTACAATCATTACAGCCACTGAGCTGAGGACTGTACTTGGCGTCTCTTCATCCCTATACAGCGATGCCGTTCTAAACGATATTATCGATACTAGCGAAAGTGTGATTTTGCCACTGCTGGTTAAATATGAAAGTCCAGTTAATTACCATGAAAGAATTTCAAACGTTGCTACGCTTTATACTTTAGGCGCACATAATTTTATTATTGGTTCAAGCGTAGTCGTTAATATTGGACATGTCGGATTTGATGGCACAAAGACAGTAACAGCAGTTCCAACAGGCGATTCATTTTCATTTGCTAACACTGGAGCAGATTTAGAAAAAAATGCCATAATTCCATCAGGCACTGCAACCCTTAACGGCGCATCAACCTACGTTGGCAATTCAGCAGTCGAGCAGGCAGTGATCGTAGTATCGGTTGAAGTATTTCAAAGCCGCACTGCTGCAGGCGGTCAAATCGAAGGCGTAGATTTCGCTCCATCACCTTACCGAATGGGACGCAGCCTTTACTCTCGCGTAGCAGGACTTCTAGGCTCTTATATTGACGTTGAAAGTATCGTCGGATGACAGCATCAACAATTCTTAGCGCAGTTCGTCAGCCACTCGCTACAGCTCTCGCTGGAGTAACGGCTAACGTATTCGCATACGTCCCTGAGTCGGTGCCAGTGCCAGCAGTAGTCCTGGTACCTTCATCGCCGTATCTTGAATTCGACACTATTGGATCAGATACCTTCAGAGCCAAAATCAATTTCACTATCTCTTGCTGCGTTGCATATTCAAGCAATCCAGCATCGCTCGACAACATCGAGCAACTTATCGAAAGCGTTGTCCTCGCTATTCCAGCAGGTTATGAAATAAGCGACGTTCAACGTCCAACAGTTACACAAGTAGGCGCGAGCAATTTGCTAGTAGCCGATATAGGCGTTAGTACCCACTACACGCGAACAGTCTAAGGAGACAAAATGGCAACAACAGTCATAACAGGTCGCGATCTCTCGCTTACAATCGATAGCAAGAACTATGGCGATCAATGCACATCAGCAAACCTCAAGGTGAATCTTGAGCGCAATACTTATGAAACAATCGATGGCAAATATTTCTTTGCACTCGATACCAGCGCAGAACTCACAATCACAATGCTCGCTGACTGGGGTGCCAATGCACCTGCAACGTCAATCTGTGAAGCTCTTTGGACTGCCGCATCATCAGCACCTAATACAGCTCTAACATATACACTCACAGCAGCAACAGGCGCAGTCTTTACTGGTTCAGTTTATCCAACATTTCCTGAAGTAAATGGAACTGGCAAGGATGCTCAGACAGTAACATTCACACTCCAGGGAACAGCAAAGCCAACTTTAACAATTTCTTAATCTGACAATCGGGAGCGAACATGAAAAAAGAAATCACAATTACATATAACGATGGCGAACAGGCTACCTATATTGCCTATCCACCTGACTTCGCAAAATGGGAACTTCAGTCGAAGAAATCCATCAGCGATTTTAACGGGATGCATGACATTCTATGGGTCGCACATAGCGCGATGAAGCGCGAGGCGGCTGGTAGTCCTGTAAAGCCATTTGACGCATGGATCGAAAGTGTTGTCGATATTGAGGTCGGTACCGATAACCCAAAAGCCATGAGCGAGGAAGCCTAGGGCGGTTAATCGTTGAACTAGCGATAGCCACGAATATCCCTATGCGAGAATGGACTTCAGCCGAAGATATTCTCACAGCATTAGAAGTATTGAAGGAGCGTCAAAGTGAATCAGACTGAGGTAGAAGCCTACAATCGGAAAGAAATCCGAGAAGTAGTCAAAGCCTTCAAAGCCATGGACGAAGTAGCCATCGATGAAGCTCGCAAGGTTTCAGGTGCTCTCGCTGAATATGCGCTCGGTAAGATTCAAGCTGCGGCAGCGACTCGAACAGTTTCCCAAAAGGTAGCCACTCGAATTGCTGACGGCGGTAAGGTTTCAAAGACTTCTAAAATCGGTGAGATTAGCCTGGGTTTCGCTGGACAGAAATTCTCAGGGGGAGCAACTACCAAATCTCTTTGGGGTGGCATGGAATTCGGTTCAAATCGATTTAAACAATTTCCTAATCGAACACCTCGCTTCAGAAAAGGCAACGTCGGGTATTTCATTTATCCAACACTCAAGGCGGCTCAACCTCATATAATTAGCGAATGGCAAATAGCCTTCGACAAGATTCTTAAGGAGTTCTAATGGCGGGAGATACAAGAACCCTTAAACTCGCTATCCTCGGTGAAGTCAAGGATCTAAGTGCCAGCCTTAATAAGGGTTCCGATGACGTCTCTTCATTCGGTGACAAGATAGGCAAATTTGGCAAGATAGCAGGAGCGGCGTTCGCAGCAGCTGGAGTAGCCGCAGTCGCTTACGCTGGCAAATTAGCCATCGATGGAGTCAAATCAGCCATCGAAGATGAAGCGGCACAGTTACGCCTAGCCACGTCCTTAAAGAACGTCACAGGGGCTACAGATGCCCAAATATCAGCCACTGAGTCCTACATAACAAAGACTCAACTCGCTTACGGAATCAACGACAATGAGCTTCGTCCATCGTTAGATCGACTCGTTAAAAGTACAAAGGACGTTGAAGAAGCTCAGAAACTTCAGACTCTCGCAATTGATATTGCTGCAGGTACTGGCAAGTCACTTGAAGCTGTTACCAATGCTCTTGCAAAAGCCCATGAAGGTAATACAGCCGCACTTGGCAAATTAGGCACTGGCATCGACAAGGCAACACTCAAGTCGATGAGTTTCGAAGAAGTCACTAAATCTCTAGCAGGCACTTTCGAAGGACAAGCCAGCAAGCAAGCAGATACATTCGAAGGAAAGATGAAGCGACTAAATGAAGCATTTGGAGAGGCTAAAGAGACAGCCGGTGGGTACATCCTCGATGCAGTTACTCCACTCGTTTCAGGAATCGTCAATCAAGTAGTTCCAGCAGTTCAAGATTTCATCAATGGCATCGGTGGCACTGATGGCTTAAAGGCAGCATTTGAATCATTCATCGATGGTGCTAAGAAGATATTCATTCCAGTATTTGAAGGCATCAAATTCGCCTTCGATAAAATTAAAGATGCAATCCTAGAGAATCAAGATTCATTTGAAGCACTATACAAATTCTTCAAGGTATTGGCTCCATATCTTGGTGGAGCATTAAAGATAGCAATTCAAGGAATCGGACTGGCTTTATCTGTAGTAGTTGATACGATCGCTGCGGTTATTGACGGATTCAGAACCATTATCAGTCTCGGTTCAAGTATTGGAAATTTCGTTGGTGGCATATTTGGCGGTGGTAAAGCATCAGGCGGCAGCGTTGCAGGCGGCACCACTTACCTAGTCGGAGAACGTGGACCCGAACTATTCACCCCATCAGCTTCAGGCTATATCGTCCCTAATAACAAAATGGGTTCAAATGGCAGCGGTAGCGTAATCAATGTGACAGTAAATGGCGCAGTCGATCCAATCTCTACAGCTCGACAGATAGCCAATATCCTCAATCGTGAGGCAACCCTTTCAGGCAACTTCAATAAGGTTGGTTCTTCTCTTCTAGTAGGTGCGTAATGGCTTGGGCTCCGCAACCAACTATCACAGTCAATGGCACTAGCCGTAACAGCGTTACACTTACCGACGTTCAGATTTCTTATGGGCGTACTGGAGTATGGGAACAGGCTCGCGCTGGATATGCTCGAATCTCAATAATCAATAACAGTTCGACAGACTTCTCTTTCGACATGAATCAGACAGTTTCAGTCAAAGTCAAGAATATCGCTGGTACTGACGTCACAGTATTTACTGGCAAGATTACTTCAGTCGATAACGCTATGGCTGGTTCAGGGACAATCGGGACTTCAGTAGTTCAGACAATTACAGCCGTCGGACCATTTGCCCAAATGTCTCGCAAAATCATCGGAGACACTGCATGGGCTCGCGAGATGGATTCGGATCGTATGACTCGAATCTTTACTGACGCAGGGCAGACCATCGATGTAGTCGACACCCCATCAATCTATGAATTTACCAATCGCAGTATCAGTCCAGGAGATGCCTATTCACTAGCGGCTACTTATGCTCAGCAGGCTAATGGCTATATCTATGAGACAGCCACTGGGACAGTCGGCTTCGCTAATGAGTCCCGCCGTTTCCTAGACCAGCAGGCTAACGGGTATCTCACAATTCCTAACAATTACATTCTTTGGGGTTCTGTAACCTCTCAAAAGACTTTGGCAGATATTGTCAATGCCATCACAGTAAATTCGACTAGCAGTTCAGGCAGTGCCAGCGATACCAGTTCTCAGGCTACTTATGGAATCGTGGCAGGTTCTATTAGCACTGAGCTTTATAACGCTTCAGATGCTCAAGTCCAGGCAGACCGATATATTGTCCTTCGCGCCTATCCTCGAACCTCTCTCAGCTCTTTCACTATTCCAATCAATAGCCCAAATGTCTCAACGGCTAACGTGGATAAATTCATTTCAATGGCAGTCGGCAAACCTATTCAGATCACTAGCCTTCCAACTGGAATCAAGAATACAACGTATAAAGGTTTCGTCGAAGGTTATCAATTCAGTATAAATAAATTTGAAATGGTGATGAACCTCATCACTAGCGATTACACCTATTCAATCACCCCTACTCGTTGGCAAGACGTCTCGGCTTCCCTTACATGGGCTGGAGTCGGGGCTACTGTACAATGGGATACCTATGACGCTTAGGAGAGCAAATGGCAACTAGCACCTACTACGGCTGGACGGAGCCCGATAACACGGCTTACGTCAAGGATGGCGCACTCGCCATGCGTACTCTCGGTAACGCCATCGATACGACAGTCAATAAAATCGAGTCATTTAAATCCGAAATTCAACATCCATTCCTACTCATGGGAGCATAATCAATGGCATCTACCACCTATAAAGTGTTGGGGCAATCATCTCCAGCATCAACGGCTAACGCTGATCTAGTAACAGTCGCAGCATCAACTGAACTCATCGGCTCAAGCCTAGTCATCGCTAATAACACAGCGACAGCGGCTACTTGCCGCGTATTCGTAAGAATCGCAGGAGCAGCGGCAGCGACTACCAACGCCATCATTTATGACACAAACATTCCAGGAAACTCAACAGCTTCGTTCACTCTCGGAATCACCCTTGCAGCTACTGACGTGATTACAGTCCGTACTGGTACTGCTAACTCTCTTACTTTCACTCTATTCGGGACGTTGATCGCATAATGGCTCAAAGCATATTTCCAGCGACTGCCAGCGATGACTGGACACTTATTTCATCAGTGACCCTAACTGCGGCGGCTACCACTGTGTCATTTACATCCATTTCAGGATATAAGAAACTTCTATTGGTTGCTAAAACTCCGCAAATGGCAACCATTGGAAATATGACTCTGACCTTCAATTCTGATACTGCCGCGAACTATGCTTATGCAAGTATTGGCACCAACTCATCACCTGGAATAATCGCTCCATTCGTCGCTATTGCTGATA